AAGTTTTCCAGATAGGGTTAATGATATATTATCAGAGAATGCTTTGAATCAGATTAAAAATTATATTAATGATACTTCTAAGGTAGGTGATCAACATGGAGCTTATAGAGCTATAAGTCTTAGTCATGATTGGGTAAAGGAGAATAATCCTGAGCTTGATGTTGTTGGTATGTTATTACCTACTGCAGAGATTGTTGATTTACATGATGGATATAAAGGAGTTCAAGTAGAGTTTACTTTGAATGAATTTTATAAAGGTATTATGTCTCCAGAAGAAGTTGCTTATAGATTAGAGAACGGATATTTTGGTGGACTTTCAATTGAATTTGATTGTGATAATACTCAATGTAAATCAGTTATTCTAAATGGTTCTGAATATAGATATATTGACGAATTAACAGAATATGGTGGTCAAGCATTAGCAAGGCCTAGGTTGATTGCAAATCCTACATGTACATTAATGAAAGAAATAGAATCAGAAATAGATAAAATGGCTAGGAAAAAAAAACAAGAAGAATTAGAAGTTAAAGAAGAAACTTTGGAAGAAAAAGTTGAAGTTGAGACTACTTCAGAAGTTAAAGAAGAAGTAGTTGAAGAAGTTAAAGAAGAAGCAAAAGAGACAGAAGAACAACCTGTTGCTGCTGCTGAATCTGAAACAAAAACTGAAGTTGAAGAAGAAGTTCTTGAACAAAAAGAAGTACAAAAAACTGAAGAGAAATCTGAACCAAAATTCTCAGTAAAAGAGATTTTACAAAACAAAGAGTTTATGGCAGAAATAGAAAAGAATATAAATGTTAAGAATAAAATATTAAGTACAAAGGAAGAAAAAATGGATACAATGCCTCTTTCAGTAAAAGAAATGAACGAACAATTGAACTCCAACGAGTTTAATAGTTTTAAGTATAATGAAGCTGCAAGTATGTATTTTAAAGAGAACTCCAATGCAATTGATTCTGCAATGCATTCAACTGGAATCCCTTTAAATACTACTCTGCAAGTTAAATGTAATGGAAATAAATTACAAGTAGTTGGAAATTTACAAACTAAAGATACTTTAGATACTTCTACAAACACATCTTCATACACACAATCAAGTGTAGAATTTGCTGACGTTTACTTACCTGGAATCGTTGATACTTTTAATAATCAAACTAACTTATTTGGTCAAATGAGGAAAGTTGATCACATTGAAGGAGGAAACTACTATGGGTGGAGAATTAAAACTGAGCAACAATCCACTTTATCTGTTGATCCTGATGATAACTCTGTAAACAAAATTGCAGTGAAAAAATTAAAACTTAGAACTGATATTAAAGAATATAGGTTAGGAGTTAGTGTTTCAGATTACACACTTCACCACTCAAGAGCTTCTATGGGAGACTTGTTTAGATTAGAAGTTGAATCAGTTACTAGAGATTTAATGAGAGATATTAATAATGATTTGTTTACTGAACAAGCTGATGGTGACGGAACTAAAATCTTAGGATTAGAAGCTGTTGCTGATAGTGCAGGAAACACAACTTTATATGGTTTAACTAGAACTGCTGCTAATAGATTAGCCCCAGATGCTGCAGGTGATACTTATAATGAGGTAGGTGGTGCTTTAACTACTGCTCTTATGAGAGATGCTGTAACTAAAGTTGAAAAAGAAGGTGCTTCTAGAGGTAATTTAAGAATTATTGTTGATCCTATTCAAAGAGATAACTTATTTGAATTAGAAGACGGAAACCAAAGATATGGTGTAAAACCACAATTAGGATTCGAAGGAGTAATTTCATACGATGGAATTCCTGTAATCGTTGATTCTAGTTGTCAAACTGATGCATTATTTGTAGTTGATTTTGAATCATACTATATAGTAATGAGCAGAGCACCACAATTAATTGGTCTTGCTAAAGCAGGAGCTGCTGAAGAAGCTTACATAAGTACTTATTTAGCTGCTGTATATGAACAACCAAGGAGGATTTACATGTTAAATACATTGAGTGCATAAACTCAATATTTAACATAATCTTTTTTATATTAAATGGATAGAGATGCTAAAGGTAGATTTGTAAAAGGAGCAAAAGCACCTAAATCTGCGTTTTCTAAAGGACATACTCCTTGGAATAAAGGCAAATCTTGTCCACAAATTTCAAAAGCTAAAACTGGAGTCGCTAGACCTGACTTAATTGGAAATCAATTTAGTAAAGGGAAAAATTTGGGACACCAACATGGCTTTAAAAAAAACCAAATTCCTTGGAATAAAGGAAAACAATCAGGACATATAACTCACACTACAGAAAATATTAAAAAAATGTTAAAAAGAAATCCTATGAGTAGTTTGGAGAAAAAATTTGAAAAACTATGTATTGAAAATAATATTAATTTAAAATTTGTAGGAGATGGAGAAATATTTATAAATAAAAAAATTCCTGATTTTGTTAATGAAGATAAAAAAATTGCTGTTGAAGTTTTTTATCGGAAACACAAAGAACAATTCAGAAATGGATTAAATGAGTGGAAAAAACAAAGAGAGGCTCTTTTCAAAGAAGCTGGTTGGCGACTCTTATTTTTTGATGAAACTCAAGTAACTCAACAAAATATTTGTCAAATAGAGGTATAGAAAAATAGCCGCAATTACATACACAGACGGAGTTGAAGTTGATCAAACTTTAAACGCAAATAAGACAATTAAGACTTGGGTTTCACCAAGTACTGCTGATAGTAATGATACAGTTACTGTACCTACTATCACTGGTAAAACAGTTAGGGTTTTATCTTGTTTTGACAATACTACTGGTGATGCTGTTACTGCTACTGTTTCAAGTTTTACTGTAACAATTGATGCTGCAGGAGCAACAACAAATCATGTATATGTTTTAACTTATATGTACGAGTAATTTTTACTCTACATTTTTAATTCTAAAAAATGAAATATATAGCTAATCAAGACATTGACAAATTTAAAAAAGGAGATGAAGTACCTGAAGAACAAGCAAAAGTTTGGATGAGTATGTATAAGTTTCCACCTGTTGATGAAGAGAAAAAATCTAAATCTAAACCAAAAGAAACTCCAGAAGAGGAGACTAAAGAGAAATCTATAGTTGAAACTGTAAAGGAGACTTTTAAAGGTGGAAAGAAGTCTAAATAATTTTAATTTAGATTTCAAAAGATATATAAATATTTCTAACTATGAAGTTATTACAAGATGGAACTTGAGAGAAAAATAGATAAAAAAACATCAAAATATGTTTTGATTGCACTTGGAGTATTTGTAATTTTATTAGGGATTTATCATTTAGTTTCCAATGATAATACAGATACGCTTTATGATGCAGTAAATGTTACTGAGAATGAAACTATAAATGTTTCTACAAATGAGGCCGTAAATGAGTCTGAAACTTTCGAATTAGATAATAAAACTTATCCCGTTGGAACTAATATTAGTGTTCCTGAGAACATTTCAAATTCTACTAATCCATTCATTTCTGGAGAGATTATGGAAAACTCAACAAATATTTCAAATTAGAAATATTTATAAATTTTAAAATTATAACTTATATATCCCTTTTCGGGGTATAATAAGATTACATTCTAAATAAATCATTTTTTAGTTCATACAAATACATTGGTACCTAAATTATAAAGAGGAGGTTTGGAGCTTTTTCCCCTCCTCTAATACAAACACATATAAATTCTTAAATTCAATAAATAGTTATTATGGTTTTGAAATATACAACAACCTTACATTTAAATGAAATTCTCAGGATGAATAATAGAATACCATCTAGAGATGTTGGAAATACTCCAGTTCGAGAAACAATTGGAACAGGGGATGGAAGTACAGCAATATTTTATTTCGATAGAGATAATGTTATTGCAAATACTTATACACTTTATTATGGTGCAACTGAGGCTACTGCAACAAACACTTTAACAGAGACTACTCATTATACTGTTGATTTAGCTACAAGTAAGATAACTCTTACTGAGGCAGGAATTACTTTAGTAGATACTAATAGTATTTATGCAGAGTATCAATATAATAATGTTGGATTCTCAGATGCATATTTAGATGAAGTATTAGACAGGGGTGAAGCTGAAATGGAGTCTATGTTAAATACAGTATTTACTGATGGAACTACTACAAATCCAGCATATCCTTCAACTCAATTAATAACTCGTTCTCAAGGATTATATAATAGAAATTATGTTGTTGATTCATTACCTTTAATTGATATTAGTTCTACTTTAGATGGCGATATTGCAATTGATGCAGTAACTTTAGATTTAGCAAGTGGTGATGGAAGTAAATTTCCTACAAGTGGTAAGATTGTGATTGGTACTGAGATTATTAGTTATACTGGAATTTCTACTGATACTTTAACAGGATTAACTAGAGGAGTTGATTCTAGTACTGCTACAGCTCATACCTCAGGAGCTGAGATTCATACAACTATTGTGGAGATTTCAGAAACAGCAGAAGGAACTACACCTACATTTGAAACTCTTGCCTGGGGTTCTGACTATTATGCAGACGAGAATGGGAATGTTTATATACATGAAGATACAAAAGTTGATTATATCCCTAAAGATATTCCTAATAGGATAAAGATTAGACATTACCATGGTTATGATTCAATTCCTGCAGAGATAACAAGACTCGCATTACTCTTGTCCAAAAGAGAGCTAATACAGGATAATGTTGGCAAAGCTATGATTGAGGGAAGAAATGAATTCAAACCTGAGATGTTTAATGTGGATATAAATCAAATTAATAGAATAGTTAATGCGTGGAGAATAAACGCAATGAAAAATACTTAAACTCTTGAGGGAGTTAATATGTATTATCTGAGGATAAATGGCAAATTTAATTACAAAATCCAACCTATTTAGTGAAGCAAGGAACAATATTGTTGATATTGTATCTGCGAATGTATCTGATCCAATAAGTTCAGCTAGTGAATTTAGAAAATGGATTTATGCAAGAGAACCAGATATTAAATCAGCAGGTTTTAAAGGCTTTCCAATAATTATAATACATCCTTCTGAGTTAGGAATAGATGAGAACAGAAAATCTTTAGATTTAAAGTCTAAACAAGTTAATTGGACTATTGAAATAGAGATTGTTTCTTCCGATAGAGGTAATGGTTCTAATGGAGGTAAAGGTTTATCTCACATGGATTCAATTAGTAATTCTATAATGGAAGTTTTAAATGATAAAACAAACCTCAATACTTTAAGAAGTAATAGGTTACATAAATTAACATTTAGTACTTCTGGAGTTATTACTGAATCTTTAGCAGACGAGCTAGTTTACAGAAGAAGTTTTATATTATCAATGATGGCAAAATTCCAAACAAGTTCATAATATGGTACAAGTAATTAAGTTAGGAAGTAGAACAAGTTTTAATCGAGCAATTAAAGCTCTTAGAGGATTACATACTGACACTATTCCAAAACTTACTAACGATATTATGTTTTCGTGGGGAAAAATGCTTGAAAGAGATGTTAAAGCTTCTGCAAAAGAAGCTGGTATCCAACCACATACTGGAGAATTATTTAGTAGTGGAATCAAATGGAGACAAAAAAAAGGTAAAAATACATCAACAGGATATTTATTTATTAGAGATTATGGAATTGCTTTAGATTCTATGAAACCTCATTATGTTAGTATTACTCCAAATAGGACTAGACTTTTATCTTGGGGTTTACAAGCAAGAAGTGCTGCAATTAGAAGGGGAGCTAGGAGAGTAGCAGCAGGTAATGTTGATAGGTCTGATAATGTTAAGGAATATAAATATTCACAAGGATATTCTGTTTATGTAAGACCTCATCCATTTATTAGACGTGGAGTGCTTAGAGCAAGAAATAAACTTAAACCTTTAGTTCAAGAGAAATTAAGAATAGTTAGAAAATGATAAAAATAAAAAATATGTCTTTAGAAACAAAAAAAATTTGGTATAAAGGAAAAAATATTTTTTTTACTCCTGGTGAAGTAAAAGAATTCGATTATAATCCTGGAATTAATTCAAATTTTGAAATTGTTGAAGAAGAAATAGAAATAAATAAAAAAGAAGAAGTTGAAGAAACTTCTATTGAGGAAGATTCTGAGGAAGAAATTCAAAACAATAATAATTAAAATGTCAAAGATCAAAATTACTTGTAAAAAATGTGAAAATGTTTTTGAAGTTTATCCTTATAGAATTAAAGAAGGAGTTCAATATTGTTCTATAGGTTGTGCCTCTAGTGATAGAGAACCTTGGAATAAAGGAAAAACATCTCTTGCTTTAAAAGTTATAAATAAAGGAAGGAAACATACAGAACAAACAAGAAAAAATATGTCTTTGGCAAAAATAGGAAATAAAAATGCTTGTGGAAATAGAAATATTTCTGTTTGGAATAAAGGTAAAAAATTAAATTATAAACCTTGGAGTTATATTGATGGGAGAAGTAAAGTTTATAATTATAGACCTAATACAAAAGAATATAAACAATTAAGACAAAAAGTATTAATTAGAGATAATTTTACTTGTCAAGATTGTAAATCTAATAATAAAAAATTAGACGTACACCATAAAGTACCATTCCTAGATGGTGGGGAAAATACCTTAGACAATTTAATCTCTTTATGTAGAAAATGTCATGTTAAGGCAGAATGGAAAATAAGAGGAATTATATTAAACGATGGCACAAAATGATGCATGGATGGAAACATGCTTAATAAGTATTAGTAAAGAAGGAGGCTCTGATGTAGAGTTTGCAGGATTAACAGAAACTGTAGATATTGACATGGGAGAAAAAGATATTGAAGGTGTAGCTTTAGTAAATGGTGGTAGAGTAACTAAATGGACTCCAGAAGGAGACACAACAATTACTTTCGAAACTTATGAATTAGAAGTAGGAAATGGTAATGGTTGGGATGATTTATTACATCCAGGTACTGCAGATACTACAAATCCTTATGTGATTACTAATGATAGAATTAGAAATAAGTATAGGATTGCTATTCTTTGGACTGATGATACAAGTGCAACTACTGGAGTAAGTGCAACTGCTGATGGAAATGCAGGATTTAGATATGCTTTTGCTAATTGCTATATTACTGCAGTTAAACCTTCATTTACAGATGGAATTTTAAAACATACTGTAACTGCAAAACTAGCTCCTTTTGATAAATCAGGAGATGCAAATATTTTAATGGAATCAACTGATGGTACTGCATCAGAAGTTTTAGCAGCTTTAGCTAGTTATACTTCAAGTACAAAATTTAGATAATTTTATAAATTATCTTTTTCATAATTTTATTAACTATTTAAACAGAATAGTTGGAATAGAGAATAGATGGAAGAGATAGATAAAAAAGAACAAATTAATTCTTTAGTAAAAAAGTTAAAGCATAATTCTGAGAGTTTACATATTTCTAGATTACCAATTCAATCAAAAAGAAAATTTGTAGAATTAGCAAATACAGAGTTTGCTGGTGATTTTGGTATGTGTTTAAAATGGATGCTAGATGGATTAGTTAATCCAGATTTTCAAGAATTGTATGCTGCAATAAATGATTTAAATTCTAGAATTGAAGTTTTAGAATCAAAGATTGAAAATCCTGTACAGAATTCAGAAGATAAATCTGAAACTAAAATAAAAACCTTGAGTGGTAAAATAATTAGAGAATGAGCGAAGATAATTTAGAAGAAAAAAGAGAAAAAGCATTAGCTGAAGTTAAGATGTATCAATCAAACGATTGGGATTTAATAGAAGAAACTCCAGAATATTTTATGTTAAAAAGGAATAAACAAAGTTTTTTTATACATTTAATATTAGCAATATTTTTCTGGTGGACTTTTGGATTAGTTAATTTGGCATATTGGTATATGAAAAACGAGAAGAAAAAAATTATTAAATAAAAAATGAATCAATTAGAAGCATTACAAAAATTATATATTAAGAAAAAAACAATTTCAATTGGAAAAGAAAATATTCAATTAGAGATTGAACCATTATCATTAGATGATTTAGCTTTATTTGGAAAAGTAACAGGTAAAGATACTTCTGCAGAAGAATCTGCTAAGGTTATGATTAAAGTTTTAGCTAAATCTTTAAATGTTCCTGAAGAAGAGATTTCAAAAATATCTATGGAATATATGAATGAATTAATGGAACATTTCATGGAGATAAATAATATGTCCGATGTAGAGAAAAAGCAAACTAATAAAATTGCTGATTTCATAAAACAAAAACAAGATATAAAAAATATAGATACTTCAAATATATCTCAAGTAAATTAAAATGTTCGATAAACTGAATAAAAAGATTTTGAATGGTAAAAAAACTGAACCTTCAGAATTAACTTCAGTTTTTCAAATGATAAGAGAATTTGGAGGATTAGGAGAAGTTTTAGGTAGAGAATTTGAAGTTTATGATAATAATAATAAACTAAAATACAAAGTGGTTCAAAAACCTATCAAAATACATCAATTAAATATTGCATTAAAAGAGTTAGAAATTATTGGTAAATTAGAAAGTGAAAGTTATAAAAAAAAATAGCAAACTTAATAAATCTTAAATTATGGAGAATAAATATAAATGATTGGAGAAAAGATACAATTTATTGTTGAGAGTATAAATAAAACTCAAAAAGAATTTGATAAAGTTAATAATAGTATTAATAGTCTAATCAGTAGATCTCAAAAATTAGCTGCTTCTGAAAAAGTTATAACTAGACAATTAGAAAGAAAAAAAGAAATAATTAAAAAAGTTAAATTAAATATTAGAAATTTAACTAAATCATATCGAGAGGGATATATTGATGCATCTAAATATGGTACAAAAATTATTTCATTAAAAAATAGTTTGGATTCTGCAAATTATTCTTTTGAAACAACTAAAAATAGGTTATATGAAGTTCAAAGACAATATATGTCTTTAGATATTAGTTTAGATTCAACTCAACAAAAATTAATTAAACTTGCTGAAACAAAATCGAAATTAAATGGAGAATTAGATGGGCTTAAAGCCAAAACAATTTCTTTTAGAAATGTTTTAGATATGACTGATGAAGAATTTAAAAGATTAATTCAATCAGGACACCAATTTAATACAATGGGAGGTAAATTTATGGCAAAAGTTAGATTAATGACTGTAGGTTTACATGGATTTAGAATGGAGATGTTATCAGTGATGTTTTTTGGAATGATGATGTCTAATTTTTTTAAAGGATTACTACAACCTGCTGCTGATTCAGTAGGTATATTTGATTTATGGAGTACAATTTTAGAAGTAACTTTTTTACCTATAATGTTAGAATTACTGCCTTATTTTTTACAATTTATGGAGTTTATGATTAATCTTCCTGAACCTGTTCAAAAAGTGATTGGAGCTTTTGCTTTATTTGGTTTGGTTGCAGGTTATGCTTTAGCATTTATTGGACAAATGGTTTTGGGTATTGGTGGATTGATTCAAGCATTCCCATTATTATCAAAAGTATTTGGGTTAGTTTTAAAATTAGGTCCATTATTTAAAACAGCTTTTGGAGTTATTTTAAAAATAGTTCCTTTAGTTAAAGTTGCATTTAGTTTTTTGTTTAGTTGGGTAGGTGTGATTGTAGGATTAATTATTTGGGCAGCTTATGCTTTATGGAGAGCTTGGGATAAAAATTTATATGGTATAAAAGATTCTGTTGCTAAAATTTGGAAAGGAATTAAAAAAATTTGGACTAGTGCATTTGATGTTATCCAAGGTGCTTGGGAAATAGTTGTAGGAATTTTTACAGGTGATTTTGATAAAATTAAAGCTGGATTTGAACAGATGTGGGATGGTGCAGTAGGAATTGTAGAAGGTGTTTGGGATACTATAGTGGGAGTTATTGAAACTCAAGTAGCTATAATTCTTGGTTTATTTACTCAATTGTGGGAAGATGTTAAATCAAGTGCAGGATGGTTATGGGGTAAAGCAAAAAGTTTAGTTGGAATGGGGGATAGTGATGGAAGTTCTGAGAAAGTTAGGAGTTTTAACGATGTAATTTTAAGACCAGGACAAGCACCAATCCAAGTAAGTAGGAATGATACTATTGTTGCAGCTAAATCAGGTTTAGATGGTGGAACAGGTGGAAGTGTAACTTTTGCTCCAACGTTTAATGTTAATGTTTCAGATAAAGCTGTAATGGAGAGAGAAATGGCAAGAGCCAGTCAAAAAATGATGGATGATTTAAGGAGGGTTCTTAAAGTAGATATAAGATAAAATGGTAAATACTATCGTGCAACATAGCAACATAATAATAGATAATGGCGGTTCTAATCAAACTACTGTTTATAACACTAGTGTAGAGGAAGTTAGAACTAAAATGATTAGTGTTAAACAAATTCCAAGCACAGGAACTGTAAAAAATAATAAAATTCTTGATTTATTAAAGGTTGAGACGAGATTTGAGATTAGAGGATTTATTGTTGCAGCAGATAAATCTAAATTAAGGAGTTTACTTAATAATAGAGGAGTTACTTCAATGGTTAATTATGATTCAGAAGCATTCAATGTTAATTTTGATAAAATTAGTATTGCGAAACCCTCTACTCCTGTGATGGATGTAGTTACAGGAGGGGGTGATTATACTGAGACAGAATATTTAGAAGTAACTATAACTTGTTTTGTAGGTGAAGATCTATGACTGCAAGATCAGTTTATGATGGAGCTGGAGTTACTGATTATGATACAATTATTAATAGTGAATTAACTAGAAATACTGATTTTGAGATTGATGTTTTGAATTTAGAATTATATAAAGATTTTCCAGTAGTAAATGGAGATGAATTAACATATTATGATGAAGACTTGAATATTATATTTAAAGGGATTGTTAAGACTATTTCTCCAGGTAAAGGAACTAAACAATTAATTGTATATTCATTTGAACAAGAATTACAAGAAACTATTGTTGAAGATACATTTACTAATATTTCTCCAGAATCATTAATTGAAACTATAGTGACTACTTATTCTACTTTAACATTTAGTACTAGTATTTCAACAGGAGTTACTATAGCAGAATATACTTCTAAGAATAAAACTGCTTGGGAGATTATTTCAGATATTATGGAGAGAATGCCAGGAGTAACCTATTACGTTAATACTTCAAAAGTATTTACTTTATTCACAAAAGGTTCAATTACTGCTTCTATTTCATTAACTAATTATAGTAATTGTATTATTGAAGAGGAATGGCAACAAGATACCTCAAATCAAACTACTTCTTTAAAATTAGTTGGAAATAAACAAGTAACTCCAAAAACAGAATTATTCTCTGGTACTGGAAGTCAAACAGAATTTACTTTAGCAGAGATACCTGTAGATATGAAAGTATCAGTTGGAGGAACTGAACAAACATTGGAGAGGGAGAATACAGCTTCAGGAGATTATACTTATTCAAAAGATCAAAAGAAAATAATATTTAATTCTGCTCCTGCTAGTGGAACTAATAATATTGAAGTAGTTTATAATTTTGAATTGAATTTGAAAATTGAAATGGATGCTGCTCCTTCAATTATTAGTACTTATGGTATTATTGAAAATAAAATAACTAAGAAATTCTTGAATACATATGATGAATTAAATGAGTATGCGACAGAATATTTAGATATTTATGGAAATCCATTATATAGTAATTCTGCATTTTTAACACAAACTTTAGATGCACAAGATTTAATTCCAGGCTATCAGATTAAAGTATATGATGCTGAGAATTTAATTAATGAGGCAATAGTAGACAAATTTTTTTTAATTAATTCAGTAAAAAGGAATATGCCTGATGAAGGAGTTACTATTGAATTAGGAGATAGGAATATTGGAGTTATTGATTTCTTAAAAGAAGTTAAGACTAATCTTGATCAAGTAAAAGAAGAAGATGATAATGCTACTATAGCTATGAAATCTCAAAATTTAACAAATACTGCAATAATTGAGTACGATGCTGACATTACTGCAATTACTAAAAGAACTTTTGATTCTGATACTTGGTATTGGTCTGAGACTTCTACTTCTAGGAATCAATGGAAAGAAGATGGTACAGGCCCAGTATTTAGAGAAAGTTCAGGATTTACTGATACTGATGTTGATGGTTTAGAGGAAGAGAGAGTATCTGAGGGTGGAACTGAAGAAAGAGTAACTGAAGGTGGAAGTGAAATTAGAACTACCGAAGGATTTGCAACTCCGCTTGTAACTGAGGGGGTAGTAACTAATACTTTTATGATTAGTGGATTAACTGGTTGGATTACTCAATTAGACACAATTGCGACACATGTAGCTGTAGGTGATGATAATACAACTCCAGTAGTTGGAGATACTGCTTTAGGAAATGAAACTTATATTGAAGCAAGATTCAGAGCATTTGCTAATTCAAATTCATTTATTATTGATTTGCGATTAGATACAACAGAGAATAATGGTAATACAATTGCAGAGCATGGAGTATTTGATGCAGCAAGTGGAGGTAATTTAATTTCTAGAGATTTAACTACTGCATTTAATAAAACTGCAAGTAATGAATCATTTTATAGGAATACTTACAATTTAACAGTAACTAACACAAACTTAAATTAAAAATGGTTTTAACTACTTACACCCTAGATATTGGAAATGAAAAAGCCTTAGATGCTTTTGATACAGTAACTCATATTGCATATGGAATTAGTACAATCACAGGAACAACAGACCCTACAGACACAGGATTACAGGCAGAAGCATATAGGAGACCAATTGAGAGTAAAACTCAAGACACTTTAAATGGACTTTATACTTTTGAAACTAGACTTCCAATTACTCAATTAGTAAGTGAAACTATAACTGAGATAGGTTTATTTGATGCTGCTAGTGGAGGTAATTTGGCAGTAAGAATAATATTAACTAATCCTATTAGTAAGACAGATAGTGACGAAATACTTATTACTATAAGACTTAAAGTTAATAGTAAGAATAATTAAAAATGTTTATAAATAATAAATTTGAGAGAATAATAAGAAAAATGGAGGAAATTGAAAAATAGCAATCCGTAATGCAAAATTAGGAGGGACCGATTTAGGTGAAGAAGCAGGTAATCCAAGTGATTGGAATGATACATTTGATGCAGTAATAGATAATTATACTAATGAAGATGGATTTATTTATTTTGATTCTACACAAGTAAGTCATACAGGAGATACTAATTTCACAACAAAAAAAACATATACTTTTAATAAAGCGATTGATGGTGTTAAAATTAAATTCAATTTATGGAATAGTGATAGTAGTACATCTGCAAAATTAGAATTTTATAAAGGAGGTACTAAATTAACTTCTCAAGTACATGAAATTAAATCAAGTAAGGAAGGTGCAGCAGGATATTTTAATTATTGGGATGGTACTAGTATGAATCATATTAGTACTGGTGCTAATAGTACAGCTCTCAATGCTACAACTTATATTTTAAATCAATCTTTTTCTGCTACTGACACTTTAATATTAAAAATCAAAACTAATGCTGGAGCTACAACAGTATATTTAGACGAAGTTGTAATTGAAGGTTATAAAAATAAAAGTAGTGATACAACATGGGTGAGTGTAAGTTAAAATGGTAAAAAAAATAACAGATTTCGATGCATTAACAACTAGTGCAAGTACAGACCTTTTTGAGGTAGTGGATGTTTCAGATACAACTGAGGCAGCAACAGGGACAAATAAGAAGATTACCCGAGACAATTTATTTGGGCAAGATTTAACTACAACGGGGAGTCCAACTTTTGCAAGTGAAACAATTACAGGAGATTTAACTGTAGATACTAATACATTATATGTAGATAGTACTAATAATGAAGTAGGAATAGGAACAACTTCTCCTGATGACAAATTACATGTTAAATCTGGTTATTTAAGAATTGAAGATTCAATACCAAGGATTAGATTGTTGGAAACAGATACAACAGATCAAAATGTTCAAATCCAAATTTCAGGAGGGAATTTAAGATTACAAACTGGAGTAAGTGATGATTTCACAACTGCCACAAATACTATGACTTTAGAAAATACTGGTAATGTAGGAATAGGAACCGCTTCACCAAGTTATAGAATAGATGTTGATTCCGGTACAGAAGATATTGTTGCTAGATTCAAGAGTACTGATCAAAGTTCAGACATATTATTAGAAGATAATGTACAATACCTTAGAATTAGAAATAGAGAAGGAGAACTTCAATTATTTACTAATAATGACGCTGAAACAGTTCTTGGGACAAGCTCGGGAAATTTAGGTATAGGTACAACTTCACCTGGAGCTAAATTAGAGGTAGAACAATCTGCAGCATCCACAGGATTATTAATAGACCAAAATGGTAATGGGATAGGATTATATATTGATTCAGCAAGTACTCAAGATGGATTACAAATAGTTCAAACTGGAGTATTAACAGGTGGTAATTTTGCTTTAAATGTATATACTAATGCAATTCAAACAGAAAGTTTAGTTAGATTTATTTCAAACAATTCAAGTGCCAGTGGAAGATTAGTTGAACTTCAAAATAATGGAACTGGTAATGGAATATTGATTGACCAAAATGGTAATGGTATTGCATTGAATATTGATACTGAAAGTACTACTGGATATGGTTTAAATATTGATGCTGCAAGTTATGGGGCAGCAAGAATTGCTCAAGCAGGAAATGATATTGGTTTATATGTACAAAAAACAGGAACTGGTGTAGGTGATGTTTTACAAATAGTTAATAATGGAACAGGGGATAGTATAGATATTGTTC